ACCGCTGTTTCACAGTCAACTTTGACTGGTTCAGTTGTAGGTGTATCAGGAACTGTGTTCTCACAGAGCGTAGCTCCTGCAGCTAACTCCATTACTGGTTCAGCTGACATTACTATTACCAAGTTTGCTTAATATTTTAACCCTATAAATAAACCGTGCTGCCGATAAACTGGTAGCACGGTTTATTTATTTATTAGGAGGTTTTAATGGCACGAAGAACCTTTCAGCCATGGAATCCTAGTAGTTTATCGCCAGAAGAGGTAAAGCTTCAAGCTCTTCAACGTATGGATCCTAGATTAGGATTTTATGGAATTCAAGATGAAGCTGCTTTAGCTTTGCAATATGCTACTTGGCAAGAACAAGGTGCGGTACTAAATAACCCAAATCAAAGTTCTCTTGAAGCTTTGCCTGTAGCTTCATCTCGTGGAGATTTTGCTAAATCGGGTGCAGGTATAGAATCTAAAGCTTTGTTTACTGGTGATGAAGCTTTAATGACACAGTTTGGATTTACACAATCTGCTGAAGCACTTTACAATCCAATTTACTACCCTAATCTTGCTGATGATCCTAGAAATCATGATGAAACTCCTGCACCTATTACAGTTCTTCCTACTCAAACTACTAATCCTAAAAGACCTAGAACTGTAGCTGCTGGCTATAAAAGAGATAAAGGTCAAAGATTAGGAATTATTACAGTAATTTTTAGAGATGGTACTTACTATAATTACTATGAAGTAAGTAGAGATCTATGGTTGCAATTTAAATTTGCAAAATCTAAGGGCGTTTTTATTCGTCAATATTTAGATTCAAAACCTCGTGGCTATGCAGACATTTCATATATTGATGCAAATGCGCAGCTTCTTAGGTATAAAATTGCTCGTACTAATCAAATTAGAGCTAAAGGTGTCTCACAAAATGAAATGTGGGAAAGTAGACGTCAACCTAGTCTTGAAAGACGATTAACAATTACAGAACGAGCTGAAAGAGTTGCCGCTAAAAATGCGGCAAAAGCAGCAGCTGCTAAAAAAGCAGCAAGAGCTGCTAAACGAAACGGAAACCAAGCTCCAGTTACGGCAAATAAAAAAGCAAAAAGAAAGTAATAATGCCCAAGGTATACAACATCGGATCAAAAAGATTTTTTCAATTTATCAAGTTCCCGGTTAATTGGGAAAATAAAATTGTAGTAAAAGGATGGACTCAAGAAATTGAAGAGCCATTTAGAACTGCTACTCCTTATATTTTAAAACTTCCTTTTTATAGAGCATTAGTTTTAGGAAAATGGACTGGTAAACAAAATAGTGAAGAATCGGCACTTAATAATGCGACACAAGGACGGATACTAAAAGATGAAGATTTTCAAGAAGGCTGGATCCCACCAGCTTACGAAACTGGAGAAACGGATCTCTGGGATTGGGACGCATGAACTGGTTGTTTGGGCAGAAAATGCATTATTTACTATTGGTAAAAATGTAACTAATCGTAAAGATGATTACGCTTTAGAGGAAGCAGAAATGGGTGCTGAAGCATTATTGGCAATAGTTAAAGAACTTAAAAAAAGGTCAGCAAATGGATTTTAATTCCGCAGAAGAAATTTACATTGGTGATGATAAATTTGAGGAAATTAATCCAGAAAATTTTAAACAAGATGAGTTTTTTGAAGATGATGCCGATGATGAGCTCGATGAATTAAGCAAAGAATTTGTTGTCAAATTAATAGACAAAATTATGCAGTTTCTTGTAGTACTTGTTGGGCATGATTTGCATCCTTATCAAAAGCCACTTGCAAGAAGAATCATTGAATCTGTGTTGATTAATGATGGCGAAGAAGTTACTGCATTAGCTTCTCGTCAGTCAGGAAAATCGGAAACTGTGGCGGATACTGTTGCTACTTTAATGATCCTTCTTCCTCTTCTTTCTGATATTTATCCGGATCTTCTTAGTAAATTTAAAAATGGTATTTGGGTAGGGTTATTTGCTCCTACTGAAAGTCAGGCTGAAACATTATTTAGTCGTGTAGTAACCCGACTTACCTCAGAACATGCTAATAGTGTATTTGCAGATCCAGAAATTGATGACTCTGCTGCTCGTGTAGGTGGCGTTACTCGTCAAATTAGACTAAAAAAGTTAGGGTCATCAATTACCATGATGACTGCAAACCCAAGAGCAAAAATTGAGTCTAAATCATTTCATCTTATTGTCATTGATGAATGTCAAGAAGCTGATGATTTTGTAGTTTCAAAATCTATTAGCCCTATGCTTGCATACTATGCAGGTACTATGGTTAAAACGGGAACTCCTACTACTAGTAAAAATAACTTTTATAGAGCTATTCAACTTAATAAACGACGTCAAACTGGCCGTAATGGTAAACAAAATCATTTTCAATGGGACTGGAGGGATGTCGCTAAATATAACGAAAATTATCTAAAGTTTATAAAAAAAGAAATGCTTCGTATTGGTGAAGACTCAGATGAGTTTCAAATGTCTTACAACTGTAAATGGTTGCTTGAACGGGGTATGTTTGTTACTTCATCTGCATTAGATGCTTTGTGCGATACTTCTCAACCAATTCAGCCTATGTGGCACAAAACTCCAGTGGTAGTTGGAATTGACCCTGCTCGTAAAATGGACTCTACTGTTGTTACAGTTGTTTGGGTTGACTGGGATAGACCAGATGAATTTGGGTATTTTGATCATCGTGTGTTAAATTGGCTTGAAATTCAAGGCGATGACTGGGAAGAACAATACTTTAAAATTCAATCATTTTTAGCTAATTATGATGTATTGGCAGTAGGCGTAGATGCTAATGGTGTAGGTGATGCTGTTGCACAACGTCTTAAAATCTTGCTTCCAAGATCTGAAGTTATTCCGCTAACGTCAAGTCAATCAGAGCAATCAAAAAGGTTTAAACATTTACAGGCACTTATTCAGCGTCAAGCCATTGGTTTTCCAGGCCATGCTAAAACAAAAAGATTAAGAATATGGAAACGTTTCTATCAACAAATGACAGATGCTGAAGTACAATATAAAGGACCAAACTTTACAGTAGCAGCTCCTGATGAAAACTACGCTCACGATGACTTTGTAGATTCACTAGCTATTGCTTGTTCATTAACTCAAGAACTTGTAATGCCTACAGTTCAAGTTTCTGCTAATCCGTTTTTTTAAAATAAAATTTGAGTTAACTAAGATAAATACACAAAAATTAGAGAAACTGATAATTGGAAATACTGCAGTTTTCCCTATCTACCTTTAAGGAGTCAACATGGGCATTGGTCCAGCACCTCAGTTCCCTGAGCGTTCACCACAGATTTATGAGCGTAAACTAACCGGCAATCCAGAGCGCCGGGGCCCACTTCGTTTTGAAGAAGGCATCGCAACCGACACTGACGTACCTACTGATTTTCAGACTGGTATTATGAACGGCTTTGCAGCCGCACCAGGTCGTCCAAACCGTAATGCACCAGTATGGCAGAAGCCAGCTGCTGAGACTCTTTCAGAGCGAGCACACGTAGGTTCAGCTGCATGGATCGAAGCACCAACTTTCCTTGGAGAATTTGCACATGGTTCATTTACTGACTATGCAGAACAGAAAATTGAAGAGAAGTTTGTTTCTGGTGGCCGTACCATGCGCATGAATCCAACGGTTGTAAACGACTAATAATTGCTTATTACCCCCTGTTAATAGCAGGGGGTATATTAATCGTTAAGGACAGTTATGGCACAGGTACCTACAAACACAAGGCTTTGGGCAATGATTATTACCCAAGCTAAAGCTAAGTATACTAACTATCCTAATCCGGGGGCATCTCACTGGGTCCACCAGCAATATATTAAAAATGGTGGAAAATTTGAAGATACTTCAGAAGAAACTAGACGCAAGAAAATTATGAGTCGTCAATTTAGCTCAAAACGTGAAGAACGAATTCAAGAATTAAAAGCTAAAAAAGCTGAGTTAAAAAAGAAACTTCACAAAAAAGATTCTAAGCACGACAAAAAAGATGATTAAGTAGTAGCTAGAAAAGAACGTGAACGTAGAGCACAAAAAGCTAATACTAAGTTTACTAAGATTTCTGATAAAGAATATGAAAGTATTTTAGAAGAATTTAACAATCTATGTTGGATTTGTAAACAACCTTTGACAGATATTCATTGGGACCATGTTCAACCACTTTCAAAAGGAGGAGCACATACTGTGGATAATTTACGCCCAGCTTGTTCTCCTTGTAACATCCGTAAAAATGCAATTTTTCCTTTTACAGATGAAATCAAAAAGCGTATTGCCAATGAGGTACGAAACCTCCAGAATTCTAAGGAGGTGATGCCTGATGTCATTCCTTGATTTTTCACCGCCATCTTATCGTGCGGCGTCTTCTGACTTAACTATTTCCATTTCTCCACTTGGATTAGTTGAATTAGCAGACGAGGAATTTGAATAGTGAGGTCCATGGTCCTCGCCTAAATCGTTACTCACTCAACTGGGCCATGTACTTGGGACACCATTGGGGCTACCGTAGAGAACAAGGCGAAATGCAAATTTCGCTTAACTACTACCGTGCATTCCTAGACTATCTTGCTAGGTTTACTTTTGGTAAAGGTATCCACTTCCGTTCTCCTAAAGCTACTGAAGCTATTGTTCCAGATCGTCTAGAACGAGTTTGGGAAATTGACAATAACAAACAGCGTGTTCTACTTGAAATGGCACAAACTGGCGGTATTACAGGGGATTGTTTTGTTAAAATTGCTTATGAAGAAGCTTGGGAAGATAGCATCGGACGTTTTCACCCAGGCCGTGTTCGTGTTCTTCCTTTAAACCCTGCGTTTTGTTTTCCAGAGTTTCACCCTCACGATCGTAGCCGTCTTCTTCGTTTTAAGCAAAAATATCGTTTTTGGGGTACTAGCTTAGAAGGTACCCGTCAGGTCTATACCTATACTGAGATTCTTACTGACGACATTATTGAGGAGTATGTAAATGACGAACTTATCGACAGCAGACCAAACCCTTTGGGACAAATTCCAGTTGTCCACATCCCTAACATTCCTGTATCTGGTTCGCCTTGGGGTCTTTCAGACGCTCACGACATTATTACCATAAATCGTTCTTACAACGAAATTGCAACTGACATTGCAGATATTGTTAATTATCACGCAGCTCCTGTAACTGTTGTTGTTGGAGCAAAACTTGAAGGTATGGAAAAAGGCGCTAAGAAAGTTTGGGGAGGCCTTCCTAAAGATGCACAAGTATTTAACTTAGAAGGTGGATCTGCCGGACTTTCAGGTGCTATGGAATATATGCAAATGTTGAAAACATCAATGCATGAACTTATGAATATTCCAGAAGCTGCTCTTGGCCAAATTCAACCAATTTCTAACACTTCTGGTGTTGCTCTTTCTATTCAATATCAGCCTCTTATGAATCGCTGGTCACAAAAAGTTTCTCAGTATGGCAGAGGTCTAGAGGAAATTAACCAGCTTATTCTTTTGAACCTAGCTGTAAAAGAACCAGAAACTTTTAGTTACAATCCAGAAACAGATGGGCCTATTAAAGAAGGTCAAGTAGCTCAACTTGATCCTAATGATCCTCTTACCTATGTAACTTATGCACAATTTCCTAACCCACTTCCTCTAGATAAACTTATCTTGCTTAATGAGTTACAGACTAAAATGTCTTTGGGTCTTGAATCTAAAGAAGGCGCTCTTCGTGCTCTTGGTGAGGAATTCCCAGAAGAGAAACTACAAGAAATTCGTGCAGAGCTTATTGCAGATGCTGAAGCAGATGGTGCTCTAACTCTCATCAGAACTCAGATTCAAAAAGAAATTATGGATCTAACTGGCATGATGCCTGGTCCTGAAGGTGGAGTTGCTACTCCAATGGACCCAATGATGATGGGTGATGGCGATGTTCTTGGAGATGGTGTTCTAGGACCTCAAACTCCAGAAAATGAAAAGTCTCCTGAAAATACGCAATCAGCAGAAGAGATTTTGCAGGGTGAGGCTTCAATTAGGAATGCCCTTGTAACAGAAGCGTATGGAACTAAACTACCGCAAAGAAGAACTGTAGATAAAGATTAATAATTTTTATTGAGTTTATAGAGACAATTTGTCTATAATGCGGTGCAATAGTTTTGTACAAGTAATAGGTCATGTGTTATTAATTCGGAAAACGACCAAGTGAATGAAAAGAGAATATGTATTTATGGAAAATAACGAAGATGGTTTTGAAACTGAATCAGAGCCAACAACGCCGAATACCCCTGAAGTAGAGATCCCAAATCAATCGGATCTTACAGAGGCTATTCAAAAAGCTAGAAAACAAGAAAAAGATAAGTTATATCCTCAACTAGAAAAGTTACAGGAAGAAATTTCTATTCTTCGCAAAGAGCGTGAAGAACAAGCTGCTAGAGAAGCGGAAAAACAGGCTAAACGCCATGAACGTGAAGCACAGCGGCTTGCTGAAAAAAAGGCTCAAGAAGAAGACGAAATGTCTTTTAAACAACTTCTAAAAACTAAAGAAGATGAATGGGCAGCAAAGCTTGAGGCAGAGCGCCAAGAGCGAGAGCGCACATTTGCACTTCTTCAGCGTGAACGTGAGTATCAAGAGCTAGACACATACCGCCGTCAGCGTATTGACCAAGAACGTGACAATGTACTTCCTGAATTATTAGATTTAATTCAGGGTGGAACTAAAGACGAGATAGAGCAGAGCGTCTTAGTTATGAAAGATCGCTCTGCTAAAATCCTGGACTCTGTTGCGTCAGTGGCACAGCAGAGTCGTAAGGAACAAGTAGGAACTAGAATTACAGTTCCTGCGTCTGGACCCCTCGACAACAATATGGACCAACGATCATATACACCGGAAGACATCTCTAAGATGCCAATGGACGAATACATCAAAAATCGCTCAAAACTTTTGGGCAACAGTAATAACCGTGGACAGGGATTGTTCGGTAACTAACCTAACCTATCAACGCTCTTGAAAGGAGCAAATAAATGGCGTCAGCTATTACAGGTTCGGGCCAGCTTGCTGGAGCCCCTACCGCTTATTCGGGTTCTAATAGTCAGCTATCGCAGGCTATTCAAACCATCTGGTCAAAGGAAATCCTTTTCCAGGCAATGCCAATTCTACGCTTCGAGCAGTTTGCTGTTAAGAAAACTGAACTTGGTGTAGCTCCTGGTCTTCGTGTTAACTTCCTACGTTACAAGAACTTTGATGTAGTGGCTTCTCCACTTACTGAAGGTGTACGTATGACCACTAACGCTTTGACTGCAGAGCAGATTGCTATTACTGTTGCAGAGCACGGTTATGCTGTCGCTGTTTCGGAGCTTCTATTGAACGCTTCGTTTGACGACATCATGGCTTCGGCTTCACGTCTTCTAGGTCGCCACATGGCACAGTACCTAGACCTCCAGGCACGTAACACTCTTGCAGCTGCTACCTCAGCTGTCTATGGTTATGACCGTTCAGGTTTCTCAGCATCAACTACCTTCAACACTTATGCTGAAGGTACTGTAGGTACTTCGCTTGCTTCACTAACTGGTCAGTTTAAGCTAACCACTGGTGCAATCAAGGATGCTGCTCTTACTCTTGCTAGTAAGAACATTCCACGTCTAGGTGAGACCTACGTCCAGTTCATTCACCCTAAGCAGTCACGTGACCTTCGTTCAAACCCAGAGTTTATCGAAGTTACCAAGTATGCTGCCCCAGGTAACTTTATGCTAGGTGAGATTGGCCGTCTATATGACGTCGTATTCATCGAGACCACTCAGGTTAACAAGCTAACTAGCAGTGTAGCAGTTGACTACAGCTCACTAGTTGGTACTGTTGCTGACCAGACCGGTGTTCCTGTAAAGGCTAACACTGGCCCAGGTCTTGGTGGTAACCCTGAGAACTCAGGTGCAACTGCAACTTCTGGTACTCCAGGTGCAGATGTCTACGAGTCAATCATGATTGGTGACAACGCATTTGGTCACGCAATCAGCCTTCCAGTTGAGCTTCGTGATGGCGGTGTTCTAGACTTTGGTCGTGAGCATGCTCTAGCATGGTACTCAATCTGGGGTCTTGGTGTGATCACCGACCAGGCTATTGTTAAGGTTTACACCAACTAACAAAGCTAGCGTAAGGGGGCGGAGTTCGCTCCGTCCCCTTACTTTTTACCACATCTAATAAGGAGAAAAAACATCGTGGCAAATAACCCAACAAGCCCACTAGACGCTACCGGCCGTGCAGTGGAAGATGCAGCAAAAAAGAATGCTGCAGAATTAAAAAGACGAAAAGATGAGATTTCTATATCTCGTGCTGCTGAAGAAGAACTTTTAGAAACTGCAGTATTTGATCCAAAACGTCCAGATCAACCTATCATTATTGATGAAATTGAAACAGTAGGCATTACTACTGCTTCTAAAAAAACTACTATTATCCGTACTATTACTGACATTGAGCAGATGACTTATGGTGTTGGAAATACCTTTGATTTCAAGGCCGGTGTCAAATACGAGGTTCCAGTCGACCTTGCTGATTACCTAGAGCGCCTTGGTTATATTTGGAGACCTAACTAAAAGTTATCTTCAAATTCTGTCCGTCCTGCTGGTCTGCCAACATCCTCACAGCAGGGCGGACTTTTACGTTTGGGCTGAATTATTAGCAAATATGCGAGACCATAAAAGTATTAAAATTTCGGAGGAAATGTGGCTTCATTAACAACACTAATTGATAGAGTTCGACTAGAACTTGGAGATTTAGGAAAAACTTTTGTCTCTCAATTTGTTGCAGATGGAAGTACTAACCGTTTTAAATTAGATTATGCTCCTTTAGATGCAGAGGCAACTTTAATTTTTAAAAATGGTGTAGATATTTCTAGCCATTGTGAAATTGAAGAGCAAACGGGTGTTCTTATTATTGACACTGTTCCTGCTGATGGCGATGAGATGACAGTAAGTGGAAAATACTACAGGTACTTTACTCCTACTGAATTAGGAACTATTGTTACTGATTCTGTAAATCAACACTCTGCTGGTCACCAAGATTCAATGGGCAGAAAAGTAACTGTAGAATCTTTGCCACAAATTGAAGAATATCCTGTAGCTATTTATGCAGTTACAATTGCACTTTATACTTTGGCCACAGATGCATCATTTGACATTGATATTGCAGCGCCTGATGGTGTTAGCATTCCACGATCTGAGCGATATCGTCAGCTAATGGACATGGTACAGGCTCGTCAGGCTCAGTATCGGGATCTTTGTGTTCAATTAGGTATTGGACTTTACAAGGTCGATGTCACTTCACTTCGCCGTATTTCTAAGGCTACAGGTCGCTATGTTCCTGTGTATAAGCCTCAAGAAGTTGACGACCGTTCTTACCCACAGCGTGTACATTCTCCTATGCCTAGTTATGCTGATAAACCAGCTGCATGGCCTACATCTGGTGGAGAACTTACTGCATATCAAGGTCGTGCATTTAGTACGACTGTACAGTTTACAGGATCGTATGACAACTCAATCTCATACGTAGCAAAACTCCTGAATCAGCGTGGCAGTGTTTTGGTCGTTCAAAATTTTACTTTGTCTGTAGTGGGACCAACGAACGGAACCTACACTGCCACTTTATCTTTAACATCAGATCAAACACTAAGATTAGCAGAACGCACTTACTGGTCTCTTCAGATTATTGATCCAAATAACACAAACCCTAATAGTGGGTCTATTCTTCCTGTTGAGATTAAGGGAGATAATTTCTTTACTGTAAGAGTTAGCGATGTAGTTCTATGACAAATGTGCCATTACCTGAAAAAGATATTAATTTAATTCCTTATAGAGAAGAACCATACAATCCTAATAATTACCCACAACCAGACGCAATATTTCCTCCTCCTTTTATAGACCCTAATGGCCCCCAACCAGAACTAGATATTGCTTTACTTCCCGGGGTTCCTAGTCAACGTGGTCCAACTGGACCAAGAGGACCTGTGGGACCTGCAGATTCAACAACAAATGTTTTGTATGTCTCAAAAACAGGCGATGATAATAATGACGGGTCTACTATCCACAATTCATTTGCTAGTATTAAAGCCGCTTGTGCGGCTGTAACATCAGACTTTACAACTATTTTTGTTAAAAGTGGAACTTATACAGAACAAAACCCAGTAACTATTCCAGCTAAAACTTCTATTGTTGGTGATAGTCTTCGTTCAGTAAACATTCAGCCAGCTAACCCTACTCAAGACATTTTTTATGTAAATAATGGATCTTATGTAAAAGAAGTTACTTTTAGAAACCATGTGTCTCCGGCAGCTGCTATTGCATTTCCTCCCACTGGTGCTGGAGTAATTACTGCTAGCCCATATATTTATAACTGCTCATCTATTACTACTACGGGTACTGGTATGCGTATCGATGGTAGTTTGGCATATGGCGGTAAATCTATGGTTGCCGGACAGTTTACTCAAGTAAATCAAGGTGGAATCGGTATCCACATTATTAATCAGGGATACGCTCAATTAGTAAGTATTTACACAATTGCCTGTAACTATGGAGTTTGGTGCGAGTCTGGTGGATTTTGTTCTTTGATTGGCTCAGACACTTCTTTTGGTAATTATGGTTTAGTTGCTGATGGAACTAGCCCATCGCTTTACACAGGATCTACCGCAAGTTTAAGCAAAAGAAGCACCACTATTTCTTTAACTAATTTAACTGCAAGACCACGAATTAATAACACTGTTAGATTTTCAAATGACCCATCAAGTCAATTTTATACTGTTGCTAATGTTACTAACTATTCTTCTATAAGCAATACTTGCACAGTAACTTTACTTGAACCATTATTAAATGATATTCCTAGTGGAGCAGTTAACTTTTATCAAAGAAGTCTTATTACAGCTTCTGGACATACTTTTGAGTATGCAGGTGCTGGAACAGAATTGGCTACTGCACTTCCACAACTTGGCGGTATTCCTGACCAAACTAAGGAAGTTAGGGAGTTAAATGGTGGCAAAGTTTTCTATACTAGTACTGATCAACGAGGTGACTTCCGTATTGGTAGCGGGCTAACTATTAACCGTGCCTCTGGAACTATTGAAGGCGATGCTTTTAATAAGAGTCTTTTTGCAGTTATGACCCCGTACCTACTAGCCATTGAAGGTTAACATGGAAAAATTTAATGCATCAACTATGCCAGGTAACACGTCATTAACTGTTAAAACTTTACGTGCTTTTGTAGAAAATTTAATGATTGATGAAATAAACAAAGTTACTGAAGTTCACGGTGCAGAAGTAGCTGAAGTAGTTAAAAATTCTTTGCGCTCTGTAACTACTTCTATTTTTCATAGTAATCCTGAAGTCCACAAAATTGCGCTAGCAAATCCCACTGCGTTTGATGACGCTATCCAAACTTTATTTGCACTTGAGGTTAAATAATGGCTGCATTAAATATATTTAGAACAGTTACTTTAGTTATTACTACTACTACTCAAACTGTTTATACTGCTCCTGATGGTTACACTGGAATTGTTTTGATGGCTCAAATCTCTAATGTAGGAGCTACTACTGCAAAAGCTACTGTCTCACTTTTTAGAAACGGTGTTGCTACCGAACTTGTAAACGGGTTTTCAATTCCAGCAAATGACGCTTCGTCTGTTACCACAGGTAAACTGGTTTTAGAGACGGGCAACTCTTTGCAAATTGTTTCTGATACTAATAATGCTTTGAAGCTAACTCTTTCTATTTTGGAGAGTGCTAATGGCTAAACTTGTTTCAGGTAAGGTCAAGAAAACTCCACCTACTCAAGTTTCTGCAGACCGTTACAATTTTATTAGCCTAGACCAGGTAGAGCCTGACTTAGGTGTTCCCGATACTTCTGGTAAAGTTTTATCGTCAACTACTGCAGGAGTTAGAAGTTGGATTAACCCAACATCTTTAACTGTAGTTTCCCCAATTACAAATGCAGGTAATGCATCTATTGGTCAATACATTTTAGGAATTGACCAAACTTTATTGCAGATTACTACTTCCCAAGTCACTGGGTTAAACACGGCTTTAGCTACCAAAGCTAATCTTTCAGGAGCTGCTTTTACTGGAGGAATTACAGGAACTACTGCTAGTTTTTCTGGTGATTTATCTGTATCAGGTAACTTTACTGTTAGTGGCACTCAAACAATCATTAACACCACTAACTTGGCAGTTAATGACTCAGTAATTTACCTTTCACAAAATCAGTATGCTCTCGATGCTGTAGACATTGGATTCTATGGTGCTTATGGAACTACTGGTGGAACAATCAGCAACCACAAGCACACTGGGCTTGTTCGTAATCATATTAATGGCACTTGGTATCTATTTTCAAATGGAGTAGAGCCAGCAGACCAAACAGTAGATTTGTCATCAGTTAATTACGATACCCTTAAGCTTGGCTCTGTAGTAATTAATGGTGGACTTTCAACACAGTTTTTAAAGGCAGATGGCTCATTAGATAGTAGTAGTTATTTAACTACTTCAACTGCAGCAAGCACTTTTTCCCCAATTAATAACCCTACTTTTACGGGAACTCTTACAGCTCCAATTATTAAAGACAGTGGCCTTACTACCTCTGGTTATGTAACTAACACTAGTAATGGAACTTTGGGCACAGTTGCCACTATACCTAATACTGGATTGACAAATAGTGCTATTACTATAGGTACTACCCCAATTTCTTTAGGAAATAGTAGCACTTTTTTATCTGGATTAACATCAGTAACTGCAACTACTTTTACTGGAGCACTTACTGGAAACGCCTCTACCGCTACTACCCTAGCTACTCCCCGTGCTATAAACGGAGTTAACTTTGACGGTTCTGCAGCTATTACCGTTAAATCTAGCACTACTTATACTTTAGGGTTAACTAACTCTAACCTTACATTTAGTTCTGGGACTACTTGGGATGGTGGAACCTCTAGCATTACTTTAGGTTTAAATCCCCTATTAAGTAATATTACGTCTATTAATGGAACTAGCATTCCTACTAGTGGTACTCTGCTTACTTCAGACTTGTTAAGTACAGATAATACTTGGACTAACATTCAAAGGTTTTACCCAGTAAACATTACTAGCTCTGCAGTAAATGTGTACGGAAAAGTTTTAACAGCTACAGTAGTTAGCGCTACGGCTAATACTAACGACACAACATTTTCTACGGGCTCCGTTGCTCACTCATTTTCTGTAGGTCAATTTGTTACTTTTCCTACTGGGGGTGGTGGTGTTTATGGTCTTCAAACTGGTTTTGGTGCCCCTTTGCCGATTATTTCAGTTACTACTTACACTTTTACTGTAGGGCTTAGGTCATACTTCAGCTACAGTGGAAGCACTATAACTGCATCTGTTTATCAAAATAACTCAATTTTTAACGTCATTGACGCCTCTGGAAATACGGCTGTAGCAGCTACTTCTGATGGCACGTTGACTATTACTAATAAAAATAGACCAGACCTTTCAGCATTAAACGTTGTATCAAATACTGCCATTAGCCCAAATGCCTTTGCAATTACTAACATTTCTAGTGCTACTGGCACTGGTTATTGGAGAATTACTGCTCCAGGGCACAACATTGTACAGGGACAATACATAACTATTGATGGAGTAACTCCAAGTTCGTTTAATGGAAAATATTTAGTTGGTGCCGTAAATAGTGTTACTAATATAATCACTATTTATTATGTTTCTAATTTTACTTATGTTTCTGGGGGAACGGTTACAGTAGTTCCTACCGCAGTTAGCATCCGCTCTAATACTGGTAGTAGTTTTTCTATATCAACAACTGGAGGAATATCTCCATTTACGGTTGACTCCGCAGTTAACTCGCTAACTTCTTTAGCAGTATATGAGTCAGGAACTCCACTTCAACGTCCAGCTCAAATTTGGTACGACTATTCTAGTAAAAGTATTGGGGGAGTTTCTTCTATCTATGGAAACTATTTAGGAGAATACTCTTCAACAGCTACGCCCACAAACTACTGGAGAATTTCTGACGGATTAACCATTAATGGAACAAATGTTATTAATGGTTTTGGAAATGTCACAGGCCCAGTTACTCCTTCAAATACTAACATTACAGTGGCATATGCCACTACTGGTCCACTTAGTGCTACTTATTTTACAGGTGGGGGAACCGCTACTAACGTATCTGGAACTAGTGGAACTAATCAAATAACAGTAACGTATACAGGTGTTGTACCTATTGTAGGACAAACTGTTACTGGTACAGGAATACCATCAGGAACTACTGTTACTGCTGTATCTGGAAGTAGCCCATATGCAGTTACTTTGTCATCTAGTTTAACTGCTGCTGCATCGGGTTCTTATGTATTTTCAGACGCTAATGGTGGTACGGGAGTAGGTTCTTATTTCTATACCTCAACTGGCACTGTTATTGATGGCAAATCATTTAGCTCTACTGATGTAACTAATGGCACTAGAGTTCTTATAAAAGACCAGGCAGACCCTAAACAAAACGGAATTTATTATTGCTCTGGTTTTACTGGAAATCTTTACTTTACTAGAGCGACAGATGCTAATAACTCGACTTTTGGTCAACTGTTTACCAATAAACGAGTACAAGTTACAAATGGAACAGTAAACACTGGCACTAGTTGGGTGCTATCCTCTTCTGGAACTGCCACTAATACCGTTGTAAAAATTAATACTGATTCAATTGCTTTTACTCCTACAACTACTCCGTCTACTACTACCCCTACTGTTGATGGAACAGCTGCAGTTGGAACATCTATTTCATACGCCAGGGCAGATCACGTTCACCCTACAGACACAACTAGAGCCCCCCTAGCTAGTCCTGCATTAACAGGTACTCCAACAGTACCAACAGCAACTGCCGACACAAACACTACGCAAGCAGCAAGCACAGCGTTTGTTTTAGGTCAAGCTGGAACTGCTACTCCAAATATGGACGGTACTGCATCTGTAGGAACTTCTACTAGGTTTGCTCGTCAAGACCATACTCACCCTACTGATACTTCAAGACTTTCAGCTACAGCCACTGCTGGTGGAGATTTAACTGGTAACTACCCAAACCCTACTTTAGCTACAGTTGGTACGGCTGGAACTTACACAAAAGTAACCACAGATTCTAAAGGACGTGTTACTTCTGGAACAACTCTTTTAGCTAGTGATATTCCAAATATTGCAGAATCTCAAGTAACTAACTTAACTTCAGATTTAGCATTAAAAGCTCCTCTAGCTAGTCCTACATTTACAGGTACCGTAAATGCTGCTGATATGAATGTCTCTGGAACTTTAACAGTCGGCACTTACAACATAATCACTAGCACTAACTTATCTGTTAGTGACTCTGTAATTTATTTGTCTAACAACCAGTATTCAACTGATGCCTTGGACATTGGGTTCTATGGTGCATACGGCACAACTGGTGGGGATGTTTCAAACCACAAACATGCTGGTCTTGTAAGAAATCATACAAATGGTGTTTGGACACTGTTTTCTAATGGTGTAGAGCCTGCTGGTCAAACAGTAGATTTAACCTCGGTAACTTACGACACGCTCCTTGCTGGTTCATTTAAGATCAATGACGGAACTTCAAGTCAAATTCTTGCTGCTAATGGTTCTACACTAACTGTTGATGGAAATACCATTACTATCAATAATGGCGTAATTAGTGGTAGCCCATCGTTCTCTTTGCCTACTGCTTCTACCACAGTTTTGGGTGGTGTAAAAATTGATGGTACTACCGTTACTATTAACGGCTCTGGAGTAATTAGCGCACCGTATACCTACACTTTACCTACAGCTTCTAGCACAGTTCTTGGTGGTGTTAAAGTTGGTTCAAACCTTGTTATTGATGGCTCTGGAGTACTGAGTGGTACTTATTCTTATACATTGCCAACTGCTTCTACTACAACACTTGGTGGTGTAAAAGTAGATGGAACCACTATTACAATTAATGGTTCTGGTGTTATTTCTGGCGCTAATACGTATGTTCTTCCAGCTGCTACTGCTTCTGCATTAGGTGGAATTAAAGTAGGAACTGGGTTATCTGTAACTGCAGATGGAACTTTGTCTGCAAGCACTGTAAATAAATACACTGCTACTAACCCTTCTTTGACGCCTACATCAGGTGTAGTAACTTGGACAATTAGTGCTGCTACCCATGGTCTAGGAACTGCTGGTCTGTTTTTAGTTCAAGTTAGAGATATAACAACAAATACTGCAGCTGCTATTGTTGTTACAGATATTGTAATTGATGAAACTACGGGTAACGTTACCCTTTCTTGGAACGCTGCAACTACCGTTGCAGCAGGTAAATACAGAGTAATGATGGTTGGATAATGGCTAAAAACTTTTTAGATGATGTGGCAGTAAATGGTTCTATAAATCTTTTTCAAAATAGACCAGATTTAGATGCTGTAAGAATAGTTTCTAATTCAAATGGAACTTCTTCTCCAGTATCTATTACAGGAATTTCTGTTAGCTCTGTGTCTACAGACCAGTGGGTAATCACTGCTCCTGGGCATAATGCTCAATGGGGTGGATACGTAACTATTGCTGGAGTAAATCCAACGGGATTTAATGGCACATGGTTAGTAGGTGGAGTTGACTCAACTACTATTACTATTTACCAAATTGATAGTACTTTAACTTATGTATCAGGGGGAACTGTTAGAGCAATTGGAAACGTACTTTTAGTTGCTAATGGAAATTCAATAACAAATAACTCTTCAGAAAATCCACTTTTTTCAATAAAAACTAATGGATACGTTAGTAACGTTAGCATTGCTCCAGCTAAAAATTGGAATTATGCTTCTTTAAAAGTTTATGAACCTTCTTATTTTGATTCAAATTATGGTGTACAAAATATAGCTCAAGAATGGTACGCATATAAAGGTACTACCTCTTATTCTGGAGTATCCTCTGGGTATGGATTTTATTTAGGAGCGTATAACAATACAGGAACTACCCCGACAAGTTATTGGAGAGCATCTGATGGTTTAACAATTGGTGGAAAAAACGTAATTACTAGCAGTGGTGGGTTTAATGCTTCTAACATGAGTATGAGCAATAGCAACGGAGCTGCCTATTTAAACATTACTGGTTCATTACTACAATCTACTACCGACTTATTTACAGCTACTAACTATTTAGGAAATGCTGTTGGCGTAACAACCTATGGACAAATGTATGTTGGAACTCCTCTAACTACTGTATTACCTGGGCTTACTTCTGTAACCGCTAGTAACTCAGTGCCAGGTTCACCTATAACTGGAGCTACTTATTCGTCTGGTATTGGTAGGGTAACCATAAACCTTACTTATGCTCCAAACATTGCAATTGGAACTGTGGTTACTGTTTCAGGATTAACCTATACTAGTGGTACTAATCCAAATGGACAGTGGTTTGTTAATTACGTTAGCAACACGTCTCCATATGCAATTGGGTATACCGTTGGAGGTGCCATAGGTAATTTTGGTGGCACTCCTACAGTAACCACCTCATACTACACTGTTCAAGTAAACTTCTCACAAGCTACAGCCTTAGCAATTGGAGACAGTGTTACTGTCTCTGGTCTTACGTATACAGGAACAAACCCCAATGGAACGTTTGTTATCACTAACGTATCTAACTCTGGAACTTTATTTATTCAATACCAACTTGCAACTAACCCAGTAATTACGGGATATGCTAGCGCAAAAGTAGCAGTAGTTGCACAAGCAAGCATTACACCTAGAAACTTGTCTACTTCTGGATTAGTTATCAAAGGCGTAACTTCTCAAACTGCCGACTTGTTGCAAACACAAACTTCAGCGGGTACAGCCAACTCTGGCACTAACGCTGTTGGCCAAACTTACACAGGCTCAACAACTCCTATCTACTCTTCAGTAGGAATTGTTTATAGCGTTCAAATTAATACGACAACTCAAGGACAAATTAACTTTGTTTCTGCTACAAACCTTGCTGTAAATGATTTAGTTGTTGTAGCTGCTGCTTCTGGAACTTCTATTATTCCTGCTGCAACTTACATAGTTACTGGAGTGCTAAACAGTGCTACTGCAAATGCTTCTTACATTCAATTTGCTCTTGTTGGTGCAACAGTTACTGCTGCAACTACTACTGCTTCTAGTCTTCCAGCTTCAGTTACTGCACCTGCACAGGCAAGCATCACGGCACGAAGTGCAGGCACAAAAGGTTTAGTAATCAAACTAGCAACATCGGGTAGCGCTAGTCCGTTTGAAATTCAAGACTCAAGCGGCGGTTTGTTAGCTGCATTTGGCACAACTGGTGGTGTGCGAATTGCAAGTATCCAAGCTTTAAATGACGGTCTAACTGGTATAACTTTACAAACTGGTCGAAATGTTGGGTTTGCTTCTGCAAGCCCGTCATTTGGTGGCGGTTCTGGTGTCATTGGTATTTCAAATGCTTCAGTTGCCCCAAGCTCAAACCCAACAGGTGGCGGTGTTCTTTACGTTTCAGCAGGTGCGCTCAACTACATTGGGACTTCAGGTTCTGCTCGAACACTAGTAAATGCTGATGGAACGCTCTCTTTGGGTATAGCAACAGCCACTACTATTAACGGAACTACTATTCCATCTAGTGCCACTTTAGTAACTACTTCAACTACTTCTTTATCAAATTTAAGTAGCGTAAATAATACTCCTATACCAAGCTCTGCCACTTTATACTCAGGTAACACTGTCATTATAAATTCAGCAAATACAAATAATGCTGCTACTGGTGTTGGCTATATGGGACTTCCACAAAATGCAACAACCATAGGCGCTTACACAATTGTTGTTGGTGATGCAGGAACGCATGTTTATGCTTCGGCTACCCGCACAGTCACAATCCCTGCTAACAGCTCGGTGGCGTTTCCTATTGGAACAACTTTGACTTTTATCGCTGGTACAGGCGCAACTATGACTATTTCAATTAATACAGATACTTTGTACTTAGCTGGTGCAGGAACAACAGGTTCTCGCACACTTGCTGCTTACGGTATGGCTACAGCTGTAAAGATTACTTCAACATCTTGGATGATTAGTGGAAACGGGTTAACGTAATGACTGGTAGTTTTGCAGGGTTAGTTGGAAGCGTAAAAAAAGCAGGAGTCGCTCTTCCTACCAACTACATTACTAACGGCACATTTGAGTCAGCCACAATGAATCAATGGTATACTCAGAGCGACGCTACTACAATGACTAGAAGCACTTCTTACGCTCATTCTGGCACATATTCTGGTAAATTTGTGTATGATGCATATAACGGCACAATGTCTGCTGGCTATTCTGGAGCTGGTGTTTCTGGAGGTAGATTCTCATTTTCAGTTTGGTTTTTAACTACTAACATTACGTACAACACTATTAACTATTCAGTTGATTTAGGTGGAAATGGGTTCAGCGGTTATTGGACTCTGCCTTCAATAAACACTTGGTACAAATTTACATACTCCAATGTTTTGCCTGGAGGTGCTGACTATTTAAACTTAGACTTTCAAATGGCAGGATTTACATCTAGTGGAAATTTTTACATAGATGATGTTTATGTAGTTTCTGGAGCAACCCCATACTAAAACTAGTATAAAAACTTACCTCGCAGTGTAGGTAGGAACAAAAATACCCGACAAGGTATGGTTAACCCGCAGTAATACTTAGTTATTATTAAACTTTTTTAACAGTTAGAGAACAATGCCTAGATTAACAGATATACAACTACGTAGAGGAACAGCTACGGAATGGATTTCAGTAAATCCTATTCTTGATGCCGGTGAACCTGGATTTGAACTTGATACCAATAAATTTAAAATTGGCGATGGTGTTACTCCTTGGAACTTGCTTAAATACCAAAGTGGTGAGCAAGGTGCTTTTGGTGGAGAAGGATTAACTTATAATGATTTATTAAGTGGCCCTTATGCGTATGATGCGGGAATGCTTGATGGATCATTTTCTCTATATGGAGATTGGGGAATAAATCCCAACCCTTCTGATTTTCTTACTAATTTAACTCCAGTTTCAAAAGTTTATGTAAGTGCAAATGCTTACAGTTCTTTTTTGTATAATTTTCCTCAACAATCAACTGTTGAAGGCATCGTTGATGTAACAAAAATTTTAAATTATGCAACGTCTTCTACATCAAATATTAAAGGTCATATAAAAATAACTTCTTTAGTTGACCCAAAATTTTGGATTATATTAGCCATTACTGGAGCACCTACTATACATACTCCATCTTCACCGACTCCCGGATATAGTGCAAATGTTTATGAAATTCCAGTTACATTTTTAGTTGCTTCTGATGCTGCTTTAAACATAGCTTCAAATCCAAATATATATAATGATGCTAATGGGGCTCCTTCTCCAATTAACGTTTCATTTTCTGTCTCAGGTGATGCAGCAAATGTAAACTCTCCTACTTCTTACACTCCTACATGGTCTACTTCGTCAGGAACAGGACTTAGTTATACGGGAACTCCTACAACAGGTTCTTATGTAAAAATTGGTAAATTAGTATTTTTTAAAATAAAAGTTATATTTACTACTGTAAATACTTTTGGTACTGCACAATACCGTTTAACTCTTCCTTGGGCACCTGATGGAGATTATGTTTTTCGAGATGGCGGTCTGCATCAAGGAAGTGTTCACTATGCCATAACAGGAGATGCAGCTGCGGGAACTACCACTTTAAACTTATATCATTTTCAAAATACTAATGGTTCAAATAGTTATGTATATGATGATCCATTTACTGGAACAAATCCAGTTACTTTAACTACTGCAGGATACATGTACCTTTCAGGTAGTTACTTAACTGCATAACCTGTAAAATTTAACTAAATCAGGCAAACTATAAGTTGATAAATAATCCTAGGAGCCATAATGACAGTCAACCACCGTATTTACCAAAGACGAGATACTACTACTAACTGGAATGGTGTCGTACTTGGTTCGGGTGAATTTGGGTATGATACTACTCTTAACCAAATTAAAATGGGTAATAACTCAACTGCTTTTCAAAGTTTGCCTTATTTTTTAAAAAGTGACACTACTACTTTTAACAAAGTTACGATTACAGCCCCTGCAACTGGTTCTACATTAACTGTTGCTAATTTAAAAAGTTTAACTGTAAATAATACATTGACATTTAATGGAATTGATGGCAAAGCTTTAACTTTAAATAATACATTAACTTTTAGTGGAACTGATGCATCCTCAGTGGCATTTGGTACTGGTGGTACCGTGGCATACTTAGAAGGAACCCAAACATTTGTAAATGCTAAAACATTTACAAATCCTAATTCTGGTCAACCTTCAGTAATTTTTAAGTATACAGGTAGCGGACCAACTAATTTAACTACATGGGTGGATCAAAGTAATGCTATTTTAGCTGCAGTGACTTATCAGGGATTAGCTTCATTTAACTCTTTAGACATTGCTGCTACTACTTATTTACGTAGTACTACGTATGCTACTTACGTTGACTTAAACACACTTACCTTATCTCTCAGTCCAAAAATGGCTAGTGCATATTTAACTATCCCAGCAAGTGCAACTGCAACTAGTGGCACTAATTCTAATTATGCGGGTATTGAAATTGTTACTACTGCAAATAATAGTGCTACTGCTAGATACGCAATGATTTTTTCTAGTTCTTCGTACGGTATCGGTGGAGCTATTACAGTTAGCGCTAACGGTGGTAACCCTGTAACTGGGTTTAGCAACTTGTCAGACTACCGATTAAAAAATAATGTAAAAAAGTTTACAACTGGTTCTTCTCAAATCCTTGCGTTGAATCCTGTTGAGTTTAACTGGCGTGATTCTAAAGAACTTTCTTATGGGTTTCTTGCTCACGAACTACAGTCGGTAGTTCCAGAAGCAGTTACAGGAGATAAAGACGCTGTAAATGAAAATGGTGACCCTAACTATCAAATGGTAGACCAAAGCAAAATTATTCCTTACCTTGTGTCTGCTTTGCAGGACGCTCTAAAACGTATTGAGATTTTAGAGGCTAAATAATGCGTGGTACCAAACTTCAAGGAAGATTTAATATTGATTATGAAGCTAAGTCGATTTATGAAGGAATTGGCGAGGATCTTGGAGCTACAGTTGGTACTGATGTAAGTTGGTTTAAATGGAGTACAACTTATCTAGAGGATAAATATAGGGACATTGTAGATGAAATTTACGATGTATCTAGCTACGAACAAGGTAATGGTCGTAGATGGGTTTTGCCATTTAAACTTCCTGTGGTGATGGCCCAACTTATTCGATCAACAAACATTATGAATGAGCGTGGTTTTTATACCACAGATACACTACGACTAGTTGTAAATGTTGGTGATGTACAACGATTAATTCCTAGTATGTTAGCCGATCCAAGTTCGCATATTAAAGATAGAATTTTATATAAAGGTGAAATTTTTACTCCTACAAGAGTTTTGCCTAGAGGTGCTTTTGGTCTTAGATATGCAGTAGTAACTATTGACTGCAACCAGGTAAACCTAGAAGAACTTGTAAATGATCCACAATTTACTAAATATGCTAGTCCTGCATTGCGGGATCCTAGAAATGACAAATATGGCTATGGCTTAAATGGTTATGGCACAACACCTTACGGAGATTAAATGACTGCACCAAATTTGCCCGTTAAAGGCGACAATAATTGGGATGTAACTTTAAATAACTGGTTAACTTATTTAGATGTGACAACTACAGCCCTATCTACAACTGTCAATGGAAAACAAACAACCTTTAACGGGTATGACCAAGAAATCCATGTCAGTGGAGTAGACGGAAATGACACTACTGGTAATGGTGACATTCTAAAGCCAGTTGCTACTATTACTAAAGCGTTGACTTTAGTTACTTCAAGCCGTAAAACAATTATTGTTCACCCAGGAGGTTACACTGAAAGCCCATCAATAACTACTCAGTACACGACCATAACTGGACCTGGTCTTATTGGTGGAAACATTGTACTTTATGGAACTTTGAGCACAAA